GGAACACTTTCGTCAGCGGTATCAAGTTTATATATACCTTTTACGAAAGAAGATGGTTCTAGTGTTACTACACTTGTAATGAGTTAAGGATAAGAGATGGCAGCGAAAACCCCAATTAAGGCGACATTCACTGGTTCAAATGTAACAGGACTTGCAGAATTTGTGGCATCAGATTTTATTCCTATCTCAGATGGTGGTACAGGTGCAGTGACAGAAGCAGGTGCTAGAACAGCATTAGATGTAGATTCTAAAGCAGAAGTAACAACGAAAGCAGTCAATAACGGTATTACGTTTGCGATTGCATTAGGATAAAGATATGGCAATACCAAGTACAAGAGCAACATTTAAAGAATACTGTTTAAGAAGTTTAGGTAAACCAGTAATTGAAATCAATGTCGACCCAGACCAAGTGGAAGATAGAATTGATGAGGCACTACAATATTTCTCACAATATCACTATGATGGAATAGAAAGAGTTTATCTGAAATATCAGATTAGTGATGCAGATATTGCTAGAGCAAAAACAGATACAACTTTACCGACAGTCACAGATGTTGATTCCTCTACAACAGCAGTATGGAAAGAACAGAATAATTACATTCCTGTTCCCTCTACTATTATGTCTATTGTTAAGGTATTCCCTTTAACAGATAAACAAGCATTGAACATGTTTGATGTTCGTTATCAGTTAAGACTGAACGACTTATATGACTTTAGTTCTACTTCAGTCATGCACTATGAAATGACAATGCAACATTTAGATTTTCTAGACCACATTCTTGTTGGTGAAACAGCAATACGTCACAACCAACATCAAAACAGATTGTACTTAGATGCAGATTTCTCAACAGATTATGTTGATGGTGATTATATCATCATTGAATGTTATCGTAAATTAGACCCTAGTACCTACACTGATGTGTGGGACGATATCTTTTTGAAGAAATATGCAACACAACTTATCAAAATGCAATGGGGAGCAAACCTTTCTAAATTCCAAGGTATTCAGATGTTGGGTGGAGTTGCACTAAATGGTGAACAGATATATACTCAAGCACAAGAACAAATTGATAAATTAGAAGAACAAATTCAACTGGCATACGAATTGCCTCCAATGCACATGATAGGTTAAAGTTGTTATGCCAACAAATGTATACTTTGATACAGGAACAAAACCAGAGCAGAACCTCTATGAAGATTTAATCATAGAGCAATTGCGTATTTACGGACAGGATTGTTATTACATTCCTCGTAATATGGTTTCTGAAGATAAGGTATTCGGAGAAGATTCACTATCTAAGTTTGAAGATGCATACATGTTAGAAATGTATGTTGATAACGTAGATGGATATGAAGGCGAGAAAGAATTAATGTCTAAGTTTGGTTTAGACATTCAAGACGATGCAACCTTTACAGTTGCAAGAAGAAGATGGGAACAATTTGTTACGGTAGATAATAACATTGTTGTTTCATCAAGACCCAATGAGGGTGATTTAGTATACTGGCCTAAGGGAAGTAAACTATTTGAAATCACTTTTGTTGACCATGATGACCCATTTTATCAAGTACACAATCTACCGACATATAAACTGAAATGCAAAACCTTTGAATATGGTTCAGAGGCTTTGGATACTGGTATTGCAGCAATTGATTCAATTGAGACAGATAATAGTCTTGACCAATTGTCTCATCAAATGACTCTGGAGAATGCAACAACATTCAACGAGTTCTTTGCTTTAGAAGAAGGTACACCTTCAGAGGGACAACTTACACTTGAGGACTCTCTACTTGGTGATAAAATTCTTTCAGAAACAGTTGATAATGTAGGAAACATTATTCTGGAAAATTCTGTAGAGGGTGCTGAAGCGGACTATATAATACTAGAAACTTATCGGGTTGACACTATTGATGAAACAGCACAGAATGATTTATTTGATAGTGAAGAGGATACAATATTAGACTTTACCGAATCAAATCCATTCGGTGACGCTGGGATGAAATAATTATGATTGGAAATTACTTTTACAACGAATCAACAAGAAATGTTGTGGTAGGATTTGGTTCTATCTTTAACAACATTCAACTTGTAAAGAAAGATAACTCTGGTAACGTAACACAGACAATGAAAGTGCCATTAGCATATGGCCCGAAACAGAAGTGGTTATCCAGATTACAACAAGACCCCAACCTAACAAAAAAGGTTGCGGTTACATTACCTCGTATTGGTTTTGAGATTAGTGGGTTGTCATACGACTCTACTCGTAAACTCAATAAGATGGTTAAAGCAAAGAAGGTTGCAAACGGAGAAAACAAAGAAGGATTAAAGGAAGGGTTTATGCCTGTTCCTTATAATGTTGATTTTGAACTATTCATTATGAGTAAAAACTCAGATGATGCATTGCAGATTCTAGAACAAATTTTACCATACTTCCAACCAGAGTACACAGTTACTTTGAGAGAAGTACCAGAATTAGATATTGTTAGAGATGTTCCTGTAACATTAAACAGTATTGGTTATGAAGATAGTTATGAAGGAGAATTTGCAAGTCGTAGAGCAATTATCTACACATTAAGTTTCTCTGCAAAATATTATCTATATGGCCCTGTGACTTCACAGAATGTTATTCGTAGTGTACAAGTTGACCAGTATACAGATATGCCAGTTAACGCACCTAAGAGAGAACAGAGATATTCTGCAACACCTAAACCAGCAGATGTTTCTCCTGCTGATTGGGATACTGATGACGGAGATTTTGGGTTCAATGAGACTACAAGTTTCTATGAAGATGCAAAAACTTTCGACCCATCTAGTGGTACAGACGTATAAATAGTATAAAGAATTAGGAAAAAGATATGGCAAGTATTTTAAAAGTAAATGAACTACAACACACTGGTGGCACTAGTGCGATGACTGTTGATAGTGGTGGTCGAATTTTACAACCAGAAAAACCCCATTTTCATGTAACAAAAAACGATGGCCATGTAGGAGCAAG